CCTTCACTGTCTTGATGGAGTATTACGTGTCCAATGACGTTTTCGGGGGTGCTAGGATCATGCGACCAAACTAGCGGAACCTTTTTACCGTCATTATCCTCGAAAGCTCCATGCTTGATAGTGACTCCATCTGTACAACGCAAATCATTTCGTGTTGCATAGCCTGCGAAGTCATAATCTGGATGAGTTCCCATGTGTGTCCTCCTATTTTATTTGCTTGGATTTTGAAGTTTCTTACTGTTCTTCAGGAGGATAGTAACCCTCTTCAGTTTCAGCATAATCTCCTTCAGGGGACTCAGCAGACCCAGGCAAAGAATACCCTTGATTAGAATCCGCAATGTTACGGTTATATAGTTCATTAGCCAAAGGATTGGATGATGGACCATAACCAATAATAGCACGGAATTCATTAGGAGTAAGAATAGAATTTCGAAGAAGTGTATCACCGATGGTTGCTAGCTGTTCGGTAGGAACAAGTTTAAATGGATCAGTATATGTTACAATACGATGACCTTGCGTGTATCCTGTTTTAGTGATATACTTTCTTTGGAATTCTTCTTGTATTCTTTTAGTAATTGGCTCGATAGTACGTGTATAATAGTTTTGCATTTCCGAAGCGGACGCAGTACCATTAAATACGTTCTTAGTCAAACCGATTTGGTTGAGAAGTTCTTCGGTTAAGTATTTAATCTCCTCCATAAGAGTGGAAGAAATTTGTCTAGTTAACTGAGTAATCTTCTCTTCGGACGAAATGTAGGCAATACCAAGATTTGAATCTTTAAGCTGATTTTCAATCGCTTTGATACGATTTTCGGCTTGGTCTTTGTAAACATCCGCCCGAGTAGGATATGGTAATTGGAGAATCATGTTCAAACGATTAGATACCAACTCCAAATCCTGTTTGTCCAAAATTGATAACTTTTGGATCAATCGATCCATAGTCGGATTTTCATTTCCGAGAATGGAGTTTAAGGGATTCTCAATAATCGCTACCATTTTCTTAGGCACAATTATTTCAGAGAAGTCTCCTTTGTTTTCGTTATATACTCGAACACGTATTCTTGTAGGATACCATTCGAGAACCTTTCCCACCCTCATAGATGAGATATTATACGAATCAGACGTACTGGGATCTATATCAGCAGTCATAGGAACCACAGCAACTACACCCTCATCAAATAGAGAGAATACTAGGTCATGGAAAAAGTCCGTACTAGTCTGGTCAATATTAGCTTCTACTTCAAACAAACGTTGTAAACTAGATGTTTGAACAATTTGATTTTCAGTAGAGTCGTCAGTACCATAATTTACGATCTTGACATGCTGATATGTTACCATTGAAGCATCCATAGCAATCCTATTAAAGATCATTGATGCGATCGAAGATCGTTTATATGTCCTTTGTGGAATTGTACTATTCGGATTTAACGCTCGCGGTTCAAAGGTTTGCTGATACTTGGGATCGGTTTCGCTAAGACTGGGTTCGTTTGGCTTCTTTGCAAACATACTCCAAGCATGTCTGACGTTATCCATTATTCCCATATTGCTCCTTCGTTGCGATTTAGTCGAATAGATCTCTGTGGCGGGTATAAGCCACCCAGGCATCTATCAAGGCAGCTACATTATCGATCTTCTCGGACGCTCTCCGTTTAGACAATTTGTAGTTACCATTGTTGTCTTGAAGTGCCACGGCATTACCCATAGCAAACTTCATTAGTTCTTCATCGAATATTAACATTCGATTTGACGCTAGATTTTTAAGTTCACCCATAGGTACACTTTCGGTTTTAGCTCCTTGAATAACTTTTTCGATACCGAATTCGCCATTATCTCGAATCCATCGTTGTACGAAGTCTCGAGAATTGTATGGGTCATAACCAAGAGTATAAACAACATATTTATGTTCCAAAATGAAGTCATAAAGGTCGTCGTATACTCTATTCATATCTAAAAGTACTCCAGGTATAACTACTAGCGTACCTTCTGCTATCAATTCGTCATATTTATTACGCATCGCAGCAGTGAGTTTCTTTAATTTGGCTTCGGATACATAGGATTTAGTTTTTACACCAAATCTACCATAACCAATTGGAAACAGAAAAGTGAAAGCACAGAAGTCATCCCCTTGTGATAAGTCAGCGCCCATTGAGCAGACGAGTCCGTCAAAGTTTTGAGGTCTGTGTAATTCTGTTTCTTCATAGACAAAGAAATATGTGAAACCTTCAACAGGAATACCAAACCTTTTAGCAAGGATATCAGCTCTTGTTGCTGGTTGAGTCTCTGCACGTTCAACATCGGCTTGATATGTCTCATAAGAAACAGTCACACCGAGGTTAGGATTTGCTTTAAGCCAGGTCTCTGGATACGGAACCTCACGAACATCGTCCAAACGATAGTACCATATAGATACATGAGGATTGTTGTATCGACCTTCTAGTATGTCCATTAACTCCATTTTGATTGTATCACCGACACCATTACGGGCAGTACCTTCTGACGAAGTTGCGACAATCAAATAGTTGGTGTTCTTGGACGCCCCTTGTTCTATAGGACCTATAACGTCTTCACGAATCTCTCCTGAGAGCCATTCATCTACAGAGGCATACTTACAACGCAAACCTTGAAGTCTATCAGTCGACATAGGTCTGACTTCTAATAGACTATTTGTGGCAAAGTTCTCTATACCCTTCTTCGTACTACTTAGCAATTGTTTCTGTTGCATGTTACCTGTCATCTTCGATCCTTCAACCATATATAGGATCAATGGACCTTTTGCTCGAGACAAGGCGGTACGAATAGGAGCCATAATTTCTTCGGCCTGTTTCATTGTTGGTGCTGTGACTATCTGGTGAGTAGTCGACGGGTCAATCAATAACATATACGTCTGTAAAAACGTAGAATACAATGATTTAGCAGCACCACGTCCGACTATAAGGAATTGTTTCCGTGTCAAACGTTTCATTCTTTTGCGCATTTCCCATCTACCCGTCTTAGGGTTAAATACGCGGTCATTACTTTCGTAATACCAAGCCAAAGCATCTTCGGCCCATACACGAAATGATGGTAACAATGTAACGTCACTACCATCGGTTAGAGTCATTTCATCCTCGCAAAATCGAACAAAGCCCTCAATAGCTTGATCATCATAGAAATAATCCGGAGACTCAATCAGGAAATCGATTCGATTCATTTGTAATGATATCCATCGATTGACTGGGATCTCACCTCTCAAGACTTGTTCTTTGAATTTGCTATATTCCTGAGGATATGCTTTGTTAGATAACACTCAGACTAATACCTCCTTACTAAATTACGTGTTCATCCAAGTATTGATACCTTTAGCAATAGTTCTCACAGCGTCAGGATTTTTCTTAAGATACGAAGTTCCTTCTTTGATTGCAAGTCTGCGAGTATCTTTAATCGTATCGGTAATTAGTGTCTTACCAATATCCTTAGCAAAGCTACTATTATTCTTAGGTTTCTCATGGATCTTAGTCGTACGTTTAACTTGCTCTGCTAAGTCGTTTTCTAGACGTAGTCTTTCGACAGCACGTTTTAGATCTCTATCAGAGATGCTAGCCCGTTGTGCATATTTATGCTTCCACTGACTAGTACGAGCTTTACTGACTTTAGCATCAACTTTACGTTGTTTTCGTCGAGCTAGACGTTCGCGAACACGTCTAAAACCCCATTTCATTCCTTTTACTCCAAAGTGCTCAATGATTTCTTCGGAACTTCCGGATTGAACGGCGTGTAACACTTCATCAAGGTTCATATGAATTGTACCGCTCCTTCTGCATAGTGATACGAACGGCAGTCCGATCACGAGATTTTTCTAATGAGGTTAAAACTGATCCTACGGGTGGATCAAACACGATTCGCAAGCTCAAGTTTATAAATGTCTTAACTAACCGAAGTAGGTTCGCATCATTAACCTTAAGCAATTGTTCGTATTTTGAATCTTTGGTAAGGACGAAGTCCTCCTTGACATAAGTCAGCTGCGACAGTTCACCGATTAGGCCATCTAGTTCTAATAGTAAACGATCATCGAAACCATCGTCCTCAGCAACCGCAAAATCCAGAGTTTCTTTAACCTCAGATAAGATGGTTGTTTCTGACATTCGTCACCT